TCCAACGAATATACATATTATCACTAGTGAATTGGAAGGGGCAGTCAAAGCAAATTTAGAACGGAAAGAAAAGGATGCAGAGCAGATGATGAAAAAAATGGTGGAATACACAAAAGAATTAACCCGACAAAATATTAATGCAACTGGACGACAGATAGACACATATTTGGCAAATAAAAAAATGATTTTACCAAAATGGCTAAGGAGTGAAAAAGATGAATGTTAAAGATCAAGTAATAACAGATGATTATACAATATACCTGGGGGACTCCTGTGAAATAATTAAAGAAATCCCAGATGAATCTATAGGATTACACGTGTATTCGCCTCCATTTTCTACGCTATACGTGTATAGCAATTCTGAACGAGATTTAGGAAATTCAAGAAGTGATGATGAGTTTTTCCGTCATTTTTCATTTCTGGCAAAGGATTTATATAGAATTCTAAAACCAGGTAGATTAATGGCAGTACACTGTTGGGATCAGCCGATGTTAAAGCAAAAGGATGGTGTTATTGGATATAAAGATTTACCAGGCAGATTGATTAAATTATTTGAAAGGTGCGGATTTATTTATCATACGCGTGTTACCATTAGAAAATGTCCGGTGATTGAGGTAACAAGAACAAAAGCACTTGGCCTGTTACATAAACAACTATGCAAAGATTCTGCAATGTCCAGAGTGGCGAATCCAGATTATTTAGTAATCATGAGAAAACCTGGGGAAAATAAAAATCCTATTGTGCATAATAAAAAAGATTTTCCAGTTGCTCTATGGCAAAAATGGGCAGAAACAATTTGGGGGGATATAAATCAATCAAAAACATTGCAAAAAGGCTCTGCCCGGGAGGAGCAAGATGAAAAACATATTGCTCCATTACAATTGGATGTAATTGAAAGAGCAATAGGCCTATGGAGTAATCCAGGAGATATTATCTTTTCTCCATTCATAGGTATTGGTTCTGAGATTTATCAAGCCGTGAAAATGGGGAGGAAGGGACTAGGGATAGAACTTAAATATAGTTATTACAAACAGGCAGTGAAGAATCTAAAAAATATAACACAAGTACAACCAAAATTATTGTGAGTTAAGAAAAGGAGGAGGAAGAATGAAAGAAAAAATAATGAAACCGGGGAAAATATTCATTCCGCATGAGAAAATCATGCATAGGATTATGGATATTGTTTGTTGTGCCATATCCAAGGACTGACGAAAAATTGAAAGAACAGTATGAGAAGATAATAGATAAATATTTCCATTTGGGAGATCCTTATTTTGCTGATTCAAGGAAAGGTGAGGAAGCAATTGATTGGAAATTACCATTATGAAAAGGAGGGAATCTTGTATGATAAATGCATTTAATGGAAAATACTTTTTCCTGAGTAATTTCTTTCCATGCCATATCAATTATGAAGGAATCATATACCCATCTACAGAACACGCCTTTCAGGCGGCAAAAACATTGGATATTGGAAAACGCAGGACCATTTCAGTACTTAAAACGGCAAGAGAAGCCAAAGCGTATGGAAGGAAAATTCCATTACGAACGGACTGGGAAGGTAGTAAAGTTCATATTATATATAAACTTTGCCATCTTAAATTTATTCAATCAGAATTGAAACAACAATTATTGAGTACAGGAAAAGAACAATTGATTGAGGGAAATACATGGGGAGATGCCTTCTGGGGAGTTTGCAATGGAAAAGGGAAGAATTATTTAGGTAAAATTTTAATGCATATTCGTGGTAGATTGAAAATAATGGAGGAGGCATAATATGAAAAACACAGCAACCACAGCAGAGGCCTATCAATTAATACATAATGGTATTTTAGCACTCGCGCGGGCGGAACGACAGGGTATCAGAATTGATGTGGCGTATTGTGAACAGAAGAAAAAACACTTGGAAAGGAAAATGAAATACCTGCAAAAAAAATTAGAGGATTCAAAACTCTACCGCCAATGGAGACATATCTACGGGAACAAGACAAATATCCATAGCAATCATCAATTGGCGAAAATACTCTATAAGATACTGAAAATAGAACCTCCAAAAATGACGGACAAAGGAGGAATGGGTGCCACCGATGAAGATGCATTAAAGCAAATAGATATGCCAGAGCTGAATGCAATCCTACAAATTCGCAAGTTATCTAAAATAAAAGAAACCTATTTAGGTTCCTTTATGCGAGCAGAGATAAATGGATACATTCACCCCTTTTTTAAGCTGCATACGGTGCGGACTTTTCGCTCAAGCAGTTCGGATCCGAATTTCCAAAACATTCCAAAACGGGATAAAGAGGCCATGCAAATTTGCCGCCGTGCATTACTGCCACGTCCAGGACATATGCTGATAGAAGCGGATTTTTCTTCCATTGAAGTTATGGTCAGTTGCTGTTATCATAAGGATCCAGTGATGTTGAATTATGTCCGAGATAAAAAATCTGACATGCATTTGGATATGGCGAAACAAATTTTTATGTTTGATACCTTGGACAAGCGTATCCCTGCTCATGGGAGAATGAGACAAGCTGCAAAAAATGGATTTGTATTTCCCCAATTCTATGGTGATTATTACGGAAATAATGCCAAAGGAATTGCAGAATGGGTAGAACTTCCTCAGCGCATTTGGCGGGAGGGCATGGGGATTGAATTACCGGATGGAAGTCATATATCAGATCATTTCCGGGAACAAAAAATACGGTCATTTGACAGATTTATTGAGCATATGAGACTGGTAGAGGACGATTTTTGGAACAATCGCTTCAAGATATACAACGCCTGGAAAAAAACATGGATACGGCAATACCAAAAACTGGGGTATATGAAGATGTTGACAGGATTTACCTGTTCCGGAATGATGCGAAAAAATGAACTTACCAATTACCCCATACAAGGGACAGCATTCCATTGCCTCCTCTTGACTTTTACTTTATTGGATGAAATTATGCGAAAGGAAAAGTGGGATTCAAAATTGATTGGACAGGTACATGATTCTATTGTTATGGATGTCCATCCAGATGAACGTGAGCATATTGAAAATACAGCGCATAGAATAGTCAGAGAGGAATTGCCAAAAATTTGGAAATGGATTAATGTGCCTTTGGAAATCGAAGTTACAAGGTACGGTGTGGATAAACCTTGGATCGAAACTGCCAAGGCGTAAAACGCCCTAAAATCGCCCACAATCAATTTACTCTTGAAAAGGCGTAAATACACATAGACAAGGAAACAACATGAAATTTCGTGGGTTAGTAAAGTATCAATACTATAATATACACAAGGAGCGTAAAAAGAATGGAAAGAATGAAAAGTAGTGAAGAAAAAAAAGTATTGTATTTAAAGTACAGACCAAATACCCTTGAAGAAATAGTTGGAAATGAAGATGTGCTGGAAGTGTTGAAAACCCAATTGAATGGTGATCAACCTACTCCACGAAGTATATTACTGCACGGCCCTACCGGATGCGGGAAAACAACATTAGGGAGAATTATTGCACATATGCTTGGTGTGAAAGGAAATGATCTGATTGAGATTGATTCTGCGGACTTCCGTGGGATAGACACAATTCGAGAAATTAGAAAGCAAAGTAAATATAGACCTTTGGAAAGTTCATGCCGGGTTTGGATAATGGACGAATGCCATAAACTTACAAAGGATGCACAGAGTGCTTTGCTAAAAGCTCTGGAGGACACTCCTAAAGGGATATATTATATTCTTTGCACGACAGACCCGCAGAAACTTCTACCAACTATCCGTGGTAGATGCGCCCAATTCCAAGTTAATCCATTGACAGACCGAAAAATGAAAATATTATTACGACGCGTGGTTAAGGCTGAAGGAAATTCTATAGCAAAGGAAGTATATGAACAAATTACACAAGACAGCCTTGGTCATCCTCGAAACGCCCTTCAAATCCTTTCTCAAGTATTATCCGTAGGAGAGGAAAAAAGGTTGGATATGGCTAAAAAAATTGCGGAAACACAATCAAAAACGATTGAATTATGCAGAGCATTAGTGAATGGAGAATCTTGGAAAAAAGTTTCAAATATATTGAAGGGGTTAAAGGATGAAGATGTAGAAGGTATAAGGAGAGCGGTTCTTGGCTATTGTCAAGCGGTTCTTTTGAATAGTGGAAAACCTGGAATAGCAGGGATTATGGAAGAATTTGTGGAGCCTTTTTTCAATTCAGACTTTGCAGGTTTGGTATTGGCCTGCTATGGCGCATTGTTTGGTGAAAATGATTAAACAGTTTAGCCTAAATATAATTAGGCTATTTTGTATAATATAATATAATAGGAAAGGAGGTGTAATCATGAAAATTAGAAAAGAGGATTTGAACTATGAAATAGATGTACGAATAGATCCAAACGCGCTTGATATAGAATGGTTAAAACAAGCAGAATTAATGCAAAAATATACTGTGCATGCTGCCAACATGAAGAAAAAATTGGATGAAATCAAGGAGCAATTAGATGTGTGCAAGGCAAAGACGGAAATGGACATCAGGAAAGTTCCAGAAATGTATGGACTTGCTAAGGTCACAGAAGGTGCCATTCAGAGTACTATTATCCTACAAAAGGTATATCAGGAAATGGTACAAACGTATATAAAGGCTAAGTATGAGTATGATGTGGCGATTGCTGTTGTTCGTGCGTTTGACCAAAAGAAAACGACATTGGAAAACTTGGTTAGATTGTTATCAACATCTTATTTTGCAGGGCCTCAAACACCTAGAAATCTATCGCAAGAATGGTTACAGGAAAGCAAAAGAAAGCAGGAAAATGCAAAAGTAAAAATCCAGCGTAGACGTGCCCCAAGCCCACTTACAGAGGAGGAAAAGCCATGAAAGAAGGATTAGATATCATTGCAATATTGATAGTAAGTGTAATTCTAATTCTAATCACTATCCCGCTTTCAATAAGCTGGCAAATTGGCAAGTTATTAGGGCTAAGATTATTTTTCACAAATGTGCAAGAGAAAGGAGTAATACGTAATGGCAAAGGCAAAGAAAAGTAGGAAAAGATTTAAAGGCGCTGTTGGCAGAAATGCGGCAAAACAAACTCGTGGAGCCCAATATGGGCATCTCAATCTCCCGAAAGGATTGAAAATTTATAAGGAGGAACCAAAATCGAGGGTGTCTATTGATATCATGCCATATATCGTGTCCAGCAAAAATCACCCGGATAGAGATGACGAATATGCAATAGCTGTTCCTGGGGAACTTTGGTATAAATTACCGTATTGGCTACATCGAAATATAGGAGCTAATAAGGACTCAGTGGTTTGTCTATCAAGCATTAAGCAAAAATGTCCGATCTGTGAATATCGAAAGCAGTTACTAAAAGATGGGGCAATGTGGGATGACGATGCTGTAAAAGCATTGAAACCTTCCATGCGAAATCTGTATGTGGTGATTCCAAAAGGGAGCAAAGATTATTCAGAAACACCGCATATCTGGGATATCAGTCAGTTTTTATTCCAGGAAAAATTAAATGAAGAAATCCAGGAAAATGAGGAATACGAAACATTTCCAGATTTGGAAGATGGATACACCCTCAAGATTCGCTTCACTGAAAATCAGTTAGGGACCAATAAATTTGCGGAAACGTCCAGGATAGACTTTATGGACCGAGAAGATGTGTACGAAGAGGGCATCTTGGATGAAATTCCAACATTAGATGATATCTTAATTGTACCTACCTATAAAGTTATTGAAACCCTGTTTTTTGGAGAACTCAATC